CCCAGACTCCACCGGCTTGTTTAACCAACTGAAATATTTCATCGTCAGTCATGTGTTCTTCTCCTTAAGTTTTGCTTCGATTGCTTTGGCGAACTTCACGACAATGCTGCCATCTGCGTTGTTCATGTCTGCCAGGATGTCCCACAGGACTCGGATGTCCAAGTCCTCATCCGTCAGCCCTTGCCATTGACGCGGGGCGGTGGCTGCAAGCACTTCTTTGCCATCTGGGTAAATGTCCCACTCAGCGCCGCATACGCACAGTAAGGAGTGCGGCTTATGCTTCTCTGCCTGCTCGATTGCAGCGCGGAGGGTGTCTATCGCTGAGTCACGATAGTGACGTTGTTGCGGATGCTTGATTGCAGTGTGATTCTCCAACGCATCCAAGGCTTGCTTCATTGCTTCGATGGTCATTTCTCTCCCCTTGCTCTGATTGCTGTTGCGCTATCTGTGCATCCTCGCCAATACCGTTGATCAAATTCTGGTTTGCTAGGTCGCATGGTTTCGCATACATAAGCACAAGCCTCACGCTCGGCAGCAGCGACAAGGGTGGCAAACATGGTTAGCGGTTCATCTATCACATGGTGTGTTGCGCTGATGCAGTTTGGCTGATACTTCCTAGACTCTTTGTCGATAACGAATCCAGCTTGTTCTGCCATGCGGATGATGTCGTCTCGGGTCATGCGCCTTCCTTCCGGTAATCAGCGATTGACTTGTCTTCCGTGCAATTCACTGGGATGCAAGCCGGGTGCTCCCAGCCCTTGGCGTCAGCGCCGGGTCTGATCTCAACAGCAATGTCCTCATACTCCGTCATGCCTAAAGCCTCGCCAGAACATCCCATCGCTGCTGCTTTTGCTTGTTTCTCGTCGTCAGCAACAACAACGAACTCAAACGACATTTTGACTGTAAATAGTTTCATCTGCGCTCCAATTTTCCATCTGGGTTTGCATCGTGCGGAGTGACATCCTGAGCAGGTATTTCGTAGGTCGCCCAGACTGCACCGCACTCCTTGCATTTCTTCCGTCTCCAGGTCCACCAGTACCGAGTGTCTCTCCTGGTCTCTAGCGTCTTGGAATCCCAAGATCCGCACTCAGGACACGTGCTCATCTTCGATTTCGACCTGCAATGAGTCCAGAACTACTTTGATGTTGACCTGCGCGTCCAGCGTTGCAATGAACTTCAGGTGATCCGGGCAATCCTTCTGGTTCTGCGCCCATCTGATAGCTTGCAGAGCGATTGCGAGTGTTGATGCTTTGACTTTCATGTCGTTTGCTCCTTGTTGGTCTCATCAGTGCCGGTCTACCGGCAGACCCCCGAAGGGGTTTCGACCTAATGCATTAGATTATTTATTTGCCAACCCACTTTTTGATGAATCGTTTGATCTTCTTAATGTCTGCGCTTGATGGCATATCGTCATCGCGCTCACCCTCTTCAATCAGATCAATCTCGTGCTGTGCTCTGTACACCATGTGACTGATGTCATCTGGCATATCCAGGGGATCAATCCGCACTTCTGGAAGGTTGCAGTATTCAGCGTAGGCTTTGTTGTACAAGTTGCTCATGTCGTCTGCTCCTGTTGTGTGTGTCGATGGAGTAACTTTACATGAACCTTGCAGTCCTGTGTGAACTTTCTGCAAAATATTTTTTAATCGACAGCCACAGGTCTATAGATTTCCTTTATAGCCAGTAGCTGACCCCTAGCCTCTGGAGTGCAGTCCCGTCCATCCGTAGCAATGTGGTGGTCCCAGATGTCTCTGAGCCTTGTGTCGTGCTTGACACCTCGATACAGCAGCCAGATCGCCTGCGCGCCCTTTGGATGCTTTGCCCAGTGCAGCGGGTCGTAGGACGGTGTCCTGATCTGCTCGACAGCCGACTGGATGAGCTTCTGTCCTTCTGGCGTAATCTGCTTCGACGGAGGTGGCAGCGCGGTCTTGTGCTCTGGCCGGTTGAACTGCTTGCACAGACGGATGAACTCTGCAAGCGCAGGTGGCCACTCAGGAGGGTTCTCGGCTAGAGATGCTAGTGCAGCACGAATCGAATCAGGGTTAGCCGATCTAAGGTACTGCTCCCAGGCTGCTGACAGATCATTCCAGGATTGATCTGACACATTGAAAACAGATTTGGTCTTGTTGCTGCCAAACAGCGTCTCAAAACGGAACAGAATCCTCTGGAAGTACGGGAACTTGTCCATTGCTCGTCTCCATGTCGATGGTGTCAAAACTTGAAAATCTTGCTTTCCAAGTGTCGTCTTTGCGCTGCTTCTCTGTCACAGCACGTTGATTGCGAACCCAATTCCTCCATGTTGCAAACCAATCAGCTTTTACCCCCTTTGAACCTGGGACTGCAATCCAGTAGTCGTAAAACGTATTCCAAACCTTGTCTGGGTTTAGCTCTGGTCTTTCAGACCTACAGAAGTCGCTCCACTCATCAGGAAGCTCTGTAAACGGTATGCGAGTTCCTCTATTCTTTTGTTTACTTGATGATTCCTTGATGGTTAAGGGTGAACCACGTTCGGGGGTGGGGTGAACGTCGTTCGGGGGTGGGGTGAAGCTGCTTCGGGGGTGAACGTCGTTCGGGGGTGAACCACGTTCGGGGGTTACGACATAGATCGTCGCCCTTCCAACCCTAAAATTTCTGATCAAATAACCGTTTTGTTCAAGCCACGACAATGAAGACTGAACCGCTCTATCTGAAAGCGAACACTTACGTTCTAGCAATGAAACACTCGGAAAGCATTGCCCTTGCTCGTTAGCGTTATCACATAGAGCAAGCAAAACAAGTTTTTGAGTCGCAGGAATTTCAGCGTCAAACGCCATGCACATTAACTTGATACTCATTTTGAGCACCTATCAATGTGATCGCTCAACAAATTTTCAAACGAATCCAGGAACTCTCTATTGTCCAACAAGATACAAAAATATTTAATATGATCAAACCCACAGTATGAAAACATTTTTGCAATAATCTTGCCAAACAAAATCTCATGTCCAATAGGAAACACTCTTGGATGAAGGCTTCCAACATAACTGGCGTTATCTTGTTCTGATAAAAACCCAGAAAGTATTTCTGAAAAATCTAATTCAGAATATGGGAGCAAGTTGTTAATCATTTGCTTTTGTTCGTGTATGTGTTCATGGCAACTTTCACACAAACAAACAAAATTGCTCAGTTCATATTCCCAAGGATTTCTTCCTGGTTTGTAATTTTTATGATGAACATTAAGCGTTGAGTCTTTGTCTCCGCATTTCTCGCAAACAAAATTAGCCCGTTGCATTGTTTCCAAGCGAGCTTTTTGCCATTTCGGATTGCGGAGCAAAGCTCCATAAGAACTTTTGAAATTGCTTTTTGACAAGGCAATCTCCATCGGTGCTGGCCTATCCGGTGAGAATTCCGGCAGGTCTGCACCCAGGACGGGTTAAGAAACGGTCAGATAGACCAGCCCGATGGAGACTGACTTACTGACCTGCTATGCGCTTCTCACGGCGCAGAACAATCTTACAACGCTCACCGACACATTGCAAAAAACGGGTCAAACGCACTACGCGCCTTCTGTGTCTCTCGCCACCTACGCTTAGCAATGTGGTTTGGCTCCCTGGGTGGTCTAGGAAGATCTTTGCCTTGCCCAAATCGGTACATCGGCAGCTTGATTCTGCCGTTAAGCTTCACCTCCCACTCGGCGATGTGGATCATCTTTCGTTGGTGCATACGTCTTAAAAAGGCTCGACAGAACTCAACCGACAGACCGGTCTGTCTTGCAAGTTCCTGGGATGTCATCGGCTCCCGCTGTGTCAACACAATCAGATCAAGCAATGAGTCTGGAAGACTTGTTTTTGTTTTTACACCGCTTCCCATCTGAACTTGTCTTGCCCTGTCACTGGTTGCCAATCTCGCCCCGGTCTTGTTGTCCATGCTTTACCTGTTGATCCTTTTAATTCAGCAACAACTTTCCATCCTGCTCCACGCAAACTTGCACCAGATTCCGATTGCAATGTGTATGTGATCAGTTTTAACCATCCAAGTGCTTTGGCTGCTTGCCAACATCTTGCGTACAGAAATGAGCAACTTCCTTTTGGTGAGTTATCAATCACACAACATCTTGTCACCTCCAATGTTTGACCATCATCTAAATGCCTTGCAACAGGACGCCCAACAATTGCGACACCAATCATTTGCTCACCATCACTGGCAGCAACACAAAAAATGCTACCTGCTGGTGGTTTGTTATGACGATGAAAGTTGCCAACAAACTCAGCAGCTTCTTTGTGCGAAATCGGTATGGCATGGATCATTTTGGGCCTACTAGCCCTTGTTCGAACAACTCCCGAATCGTTTTTCTCCATGCTGCTTCCCACGCTTCCTTCCTTTCAATGTGATCTAGTTTTGATCCCTGATCGATGTTGTAATGACACGACACACACAGAGCAGCGACATAGCAGTCGTGAGCCTTGATAGCCATGCCCTTGCCGTACTCTGACCAATTTGCATGAGCAGCCTGGGTCTCGTTCTCCTTGCCGCACAACTGGCAAGGCAGACTGGCGACTGCTCTAAGCAGTGGTTTGCTTCTGAACACGATGCCACCTCATGATTTCTTTTTCCAACAGTTTCCGACCGTCCTTACCTCTAGACCGTTCAACACCGTCCAGAATCTCCCTCCTGGCCTTCAACGGTTGAGACAGGACAAACCGCGCCTGACAGTACATAGCCCACTCTTTCGAGTGCAGACCCACTATCGTTCCGTCTGGTAGATGCTTGGCAACTGCATTATCGTGTCTCTCTCCACACGAAAAGCAGACAAGGATTCCGTCCAGACAAGACCCCTCTCCGTTGCCCATGCAATCACCTGCTCAACGTACTCGCTGAATGCCGCGGTCGTCATCCCTGTCGTTGTCGGCTCCAGTTCGACCATCTGACCACCTGGAAGCTCTTTCATCCTCCCAGGCAAGAACAGAGTCTTAAAGTAAATGTGCCAAGTGTCCGGATGATGTCCCTGACCACCGGGCATGATCTGCTCACTGATCGCTTGCAGAACAGCCCAATAAAGCGAGTTCTGAGCGGTTGAACGGTTGGGTTTGGAGATCGACACCACCCAACCGGGTTTAGCGGCTTGGACAGCCTCTACAGCCCTCCTACGGGCATCCTCGTTTGTTAGTGGGATCAACATATCTCCTCCACCTTGCACTGCCAGCGGTTGCCTTCCTTGTACCAGCCATGAATCTGGATGCGCCAGCCCGAGCGAACCATCTCAGGATATGCATCAGCGTCCTGGATCTTGCGTCTGCGGCTGCTCATGTTGCTGCGGCTGGTGGTCTGCACTGCCAGCGTCTCACCGTCACCGATAGCTAGGATGTCGATGCAGCCAAACAGGTCGTGCTTGCGCTTAGTGAATGCGTTGTAATGCTCGACGATGGCCACACGGTAACCATCACCCTCTAGCTGCCACTTGCTTCGCGCTGTCAGCGTTGTCACTTGAACCCCGCATATTGATCGACAGTGTTGAAGAACCCAGGAACCAGCCACTCTTTGCGAACCTTGCCACCAGTCAACTCCTCAATCTGGAGCGCCCTGGGCAGCGGGACACGTCCAGCTTTCCTCCAGGAGTACAGGTTCTGACGATGTAGCTTAAGAGCAAGACAGAGCTTGCCTTTGCCGCCAACGATGGCAGCAGCGTAGTCGAGAGCATTGGGAACGTTCATTGTGTTACCTCCTGGCCACATTACAACACATTGCCAATCGCTTGACAAGCACAACAGACTGTCTTACACTAGCTTCACCTTCAACAAGGAGCAGACAATGGAAAACGATCAAGACCGCTGGGAGTACGAAGTGCAGCGCCACCAGGAGTCGGAGGATCTCAAGACCAACATCATCGATGGTCTGAAGTGGTGCATCTGCCTTGCTCTGCTGCTGCTGTTGTTCTGGCTGGCACTGGCAGCATGAGTCTGTTGAACCCCGATTTCGTCTGGAGAAGTAGCGCCGCTACAGACGTAACAATCACATGGCGCAAGTTTGGTTGGACACCCATCACAGAAAGGACAGATGATGAAGCAGATCGCATCCGCGCTCGTCAAAGCACAGCGCGAGTTTGGGCCAGCGTTGAAGACTTCCAGAAACCCTCACTTCAAGAGCAAGTACGCTGACCTATCCGCTGTTGTCGAGGCTGTAATCGACGGTCTGAACAACAACGGGATCGCTCTGATCCAGCAGACGCATGAGTGCGACTCTGGTGTCATTGTCGAGACTCTGCTGATCCATGAGTCAGGTGAGCAGATCAGCGGTGGAAGGCTCCACGTTCCGGCCAGCAAGCAGGATGCTCAAGGCTACGGATCGGCTCTGACCTATGCCCGTCGCTACAGCCTGATGGCAACCACCGGCATCGCTCCAGAGGATGACGATGGCAATGCTGCCAGCAAGAAACAGGATCTGAACCCGGATGTGATCGCTCAGATCATCCTTAACACTCAGTCGATGGATGACCTCAAGTCTTGCTATGCCAAAGCATTCAAAGAGTTCCAGGGGAATCAGGCTGCTCTGGCAGTGATTGAAGAAGCAAAGAACAAGCGTAAGGCTGAACTGATGGAGATCAAGTGATGGAACAGCGCAGTCCAGAATGGTTCGCTGCGCGTCTCGGGTCAGTCACTGCATCCAGGGTATCGGATGCTTTGGCTGGCCCAGACACTGCTGCCCGTAGGAACTATCTCGTCCAGCTAGTGACCGAGCGTCTGACAGCCATCCAACAGGAGTCATTCACCAACGCAGCAATGCAATGGGGCATCGAGACTGAGCCATTCGCCAAGGTCATCTATCAAGCAAGCCTAAAAGGTGATGCTTTTGTCTCCGATGCTCCGTTCGTCAAGCATCCAACAATCGAATGGTTTGGTGCATCACCAGATGGCTATGTCGAGGACGGACTGGTCGAGATCAAGTGTCCCAACAGTACAACCCACATCGACTACTTGATGGCTGGCAAGGTTCCAACAAAGTACCAGAAACAGATGCTGGCTCAATTGGCTTGCACAGGCAGAGAATGGGTGGACTTTGTGTCGTTCGATCCTAGAGTCCCAGAGCACCTACAGTTGTTTGTGGTGCGGTTCCAACCCAAGAAGGAGGAGATCCAGAAGCTAGAGGAAGGAGTGATGAAGTTCTTGGATGAAGTCAACAAAGCAATGGAGAAACTGAATGCCAGCAAAGTATGATGTTGTCGCAGCTACTGGAACCTACACCGCTAAAGACGGTTCCGAGAAAAAGTCTTGGATGAAGATCGGATCAGTCATCCAAACCCAGAAAGGCTTGAGCCTGAAGCTCAACGCTGTCCCTGTAGGCTGGGATGGATGGGCTATGCTGTCCGAGCCGAAAGACGCTAAACCGCAGAAGGCAGATTACGATGACGATCCACCTTTTTGAGCCAGACTGCCAAACACCAGAGCAATCCCTAGAGCTTGCTTTGGTGTTGGATCATGCTGAAATATATCTGTGCAACAAATGCAATTGCTATCACATCCGAGCAATCACGGATGCAACATTAGCAAAGCCTGACGACGAACATCAGTAACCCTACGCTCCCAGCCTCGGCCAAATGTGTCCCAGGTTGGGAGTTCCTGCAAGAACTTCAGCCGCGCAGCACAATAGGAATCGATTACCTGACGCGCATCAGCAGCCGCTACAGCCTTCATCGTCACCGGCCCGATAGCTCCGTCAGCCGTGACACCAATCGCCTCCTGTAGGAACTTTGTAGCCCTCCCAGGCCCACTGTTGATCGCGGTATCAAACACACAGTAGTCGATCCCGGTCGGAAGATCATCACCCTTCACCGCATCCCAATACTTCTGTCGGTAGAGCGGCATGACATCAGCAGGTGACAGGTTTCTCATATCCTCTGCGCTGACAGGATGACCACACCACTTCTCCCAGGTTGCCTTTGTGCATCCAAGGTTAGTGATCCCGCCAGGATCTTTCGGATGGTCAACGTATCCACCCTCGTGATGCAGCACAAAATCCAGACACCGCGGAAAGTTTCCCTTCACTTCTTAGCCCTCATGTCAATGATATATGTTAATTAGTATTTGGCGAATTGCCCATTAAGACTTTGGCATTTCTGAATGTATGCGCCATGCGCCAACTCTGGCGTATCGTAACATCCTAAACTGTATTTTTTCCCATGATGTTTGATTGTAGCGACCCATTTTTTAGTTTGATTGTGTTGATAAACGCCTTTGAATCCGCTTGTGTTGTTTGAGTTCTTTCCGCGATTGGCTAGATTTTGAGCGTTTGTCGCAAGACGTAGGTTTTCAATTCTGTTATCACTTGGGATGCCATTTATATGATCTATAAATAAAGATGGCATTTCGTCATGGAACAAGACCCAGATTAAGTTATGTTCCCTATATAGCTTTCGTTTATATTGTATCTGTATGTGACCCTTTTCTCTTGGAGTTCCAGCCTTAGTTCCTGCAATGACTTTGCCTTGATTGACCCTCCAATACAATGATCCATCTTTATATTCAAATAATTCATTTATAGTCTGCTTATTCACTTGGCATCCTTCTTGGCGAAGATTTTTTCTGCGGTTCTTCCACCAAAATAGGCCAGCATAATCAACTGACCCCATTCCCCTAAGAGCTTAACGTAAGACTCATTTACGCTCCACCCAAAAGCAGAAGCAGAAGCAAACACAAAATAGGCGCACAAGATCGCAATCAGCGTCATCGGCCTGATGTTCTTGGATAGCCATGAGTCGCTACCCATGTCGGATTTCCAGCGATCCGTAACATTTTGCTGCTCTGCCTTGAACAACTCGGTTTCGTTAGCCATCTTTGCTAACTCACCATTCTGCTGCATCAGCGCAAGCTCTGCTTGAGCCTTGGCTTTAGCCTCTGGATCGGGAATTACCTTATCGAGGATCTTCCCTGCAAACGGTAGCAAGGCACTAATTGCTGGCAGCATTGCGCTTCTCCAGTGCTGATGACAATGATTTCCGGCCTACAACACCACCAATCGCGCCGATGCAGAGCAGCATGATGTCTTTCAGGATAGCGAGGAATGCTTCATCAATCGGACTGATCCTCTCCATGTCATGCTCGACAAACAGCACACCACCAAGGATCGTCAGCACAGACACAACAAGGATGCCGGTCAGTGACAGAGTGATTGCTGCCCAAACTCTGACCTCGATTTCTTCGTTGGTCATTCCATTTTCTCAACGATGAATGCAATCATGTGGAAAAGGATGATGCCGCCCATCGCCAGAACAATGCTGATGAAAATACCATCTGCACTCATGCGAATCAGTTTCTTCCGTCTACGAATCTGCTCGTAGACCATCTTCTCCCGCTGCTCTTTGATCTTCCGGCGCATCATGATGAACTCGTTATACCCTTCCTTGCCGAGCCACCACAGTTCACCCAGAGTGAACATATGCCGGATCTCTTCCTCCATCTGCTGGATCTTGATCTTGGCAGCATAGGTGTCGAAGGCTTCAGCAGTCGCTGATTTCTTCCACACCAGTTTCTTGAAGATCGGAGGAGGCTTGTTTGCGTTTTCTTCCTCTGTCCTGATCCATTCTTGCAGATCAGCAACAGCACCAGCCCACTTGCCTAGCTGACCAAATACATCTTCAGCTTCCCTGCCAATCTCAACCGCTTTTTTAAGACCGTTGAAAACCGCAGTTGCTGTGGCCAGCAGGGTAACTGGATCAAGCATTACCTCACCCAATTATCCCAGGCTGTTTTCATGACCAGCAGAGCAGCACCGATACCTGCAAGCCACTTCATGAACGCTACAAGCGTCTGAGCGGTTCTCCAGGCTTCTGCAAGGTCTTTGATACTGTCGTTGAGACTGTCAACCTTCTGCTCAAGTTTCTCAACGTGAGCGCGGAGTTGCTCGACTTCGCTCATGCTGTCCTCTTCCACATATAAACCGTAATGTACGGTTGATAGTTGGCATTAGTACCGGACGAACCAGTGCTACCGGTCGTACCAGACAACGAGTGCGTATGATCACCTGAAGCATTGCCGGTTGCAAAGGTATGCGTATGAGCGCCAGCAGAGTTAATGCCATCAGTAATCGTACCAGTCGAGCCAGGGATTCGACCTTCAAAGAAATACTGGTTGCCGCCAGTTGAAGTGGCGAAAGTGGCAGAGTGTGTATGCGTACCAGCAGAATCAGTCGTTCCTGAATGCGTATGCGTTGCGCTCTGACCGCTAGATGTCGCGCTAAACGAATGCGTGTGACTGACAACGATTGCATCAGCACTACCACCAGTTTCCTCTGCTGAGTCGAATAGCGCATTTCCACTGTCAAAACCAACAGGAACACGACCAGCACCAAACGCTGCCCATGTGCCAAAACCAAGCAAAGAAGCAGGATTTGTGCTGTTTGTGGCGTTGATGTAGATCGACCCAACGGGGTAAATGTTTGCCAACAATGCAGCAGAAATTGCAGCAGTAACAAACGCAGTCGTTGCGACCGTAGTGTTGTTGGTTCCAGCAACTTGAGTCGCAGCAGTTGGTGACGCAGCAGTCAGATTCCCGTCAACGTTTCCAGTGACATTTCCTGTCAGGTTTCCAGTGACATTGCCAACAAACCCAGCACTGGTAAACCGACCTACACCAGACCCGCCAGCAGCAACACCTAGCTCGTTTGCAGTGACACGGTAGAAACCAGTGTCTGTGTCACCGTTGAACGTCCAGGCTGGAGCAGCAGCCGTTCCTGCTGGAGCAATGTAGATAACGTCGGCACCAGACTGCCAGTCCTTCAGGTCTGACATCAGCGTCCGAATGGCATTGTTGATCCCAGACGGAGCGCAGCCTTCAGCAATGTTAATGCTGTTGATGTCTGTGTTGAGGTCTGGATTAGTGTCGAACTCGCTGATCTTAGTCTTTGCCATGATTACTCCTCGCTCAGGCCAAAGACCTGACCATATCCAAGTTTCAGTGCGCGTTTCTGGAGTTCCTTGGACAAAGGAACCATTTCAGCAGTTGTTGCCCTACGCATCAACCGAGCAGCAAGTTTAGGATCAAGCATCGCATCAACGATGACCTGTCGAATTGCGTCATCGGTTCCGTTATAAAGCCAGTTTAACGACAACACTCCTTGACGCATACTGGCAGGAACTTCGCCAAACATAGACTTTCCAATAATCCCGCCCATCACGTTAGCAACAGACAGGTTGCGGAATGTGTTTGATCCGGGTTCCTGCGTCACCCGCAAAGTTGCATCATCCAAGTCCTGAGCAACACGCTTTAACACAGCAAGCTGCGTTCTAGAAAGATCAGTTTCTTTCTCGGCAGCGCGAATGGCATTGACAAACTTTGGTTGAGAGATCAGATACTCTGAAACATTACCTGGATCTCTGATCAATGGAGTAGTTGTTAGAACCTTGCCTCGGAACTGCTGCGCTGCTTCCATGCGCTCAATGCCTCTGCTTGACGCAGCAAACTTACGCAAGTATTCAGCATAACCAGGAGCAACAGACTCAATCTGATCATCGATAGATCGAATGACTTGCTCTAGCTGTCCTTTTGCAAGCCTGTACGCAGATCCATCCTTGTCCAGCAAACCTTGAGCCGCATCACGCAAGTCCTTGCGAATCTCATACAGTTCCTGCGGAGTCCTCGCTTCTGCAATACGCTGCCGAGCAAAATTCATCGCTCGTTCAACCGGCAGACGCTTTCCTGCCGGTGAATCCAAAATGCCAGCGATAACATTGTCAACAGCAGAAATGTTTGTTGCAAACTGGTCTGGCGTTAAAGTTGCTCGTGCAAAGGCTTCTTCCCTCAACGGAGCAGTTACCTCATTCCGTTTGGCAATCGCAGCGTTGACATCTTCTTGTTGCTTGGCGAGACGATCAAGCACTGCCATCCTTGCTCGATTGGCTTGTTGTGCTTGCTCAGTCAGTTTGCCAGTAACATCCAACGCACGAACAGGAGGAACCGCAGCAGCAAGACCAACATCCCGAGCAGCCTGTGCTGTCGTTGGTGTGTATCCAGGAACACCTGCCTGATATGCCTCCAGATTGCGTATAGCAGCCTCTGGATCGCGTGACAACTGACGGAGGATGTTTCCCACGATCACCTCTCTCCCAGGCTCTGTGAACGGTCTAACAAGCTCTCTGCCGCCTCGAGCGGCAGCTTGACCACCCAACAACGCAGCAGTGCCGACAGATGGGACAGCCATGCCAGCAGCAATGCCAGCACCAACTTGACCCAATGGCCCTATACCTTCCTCCCGAGCCATAGCAGAACCCAACGCACCAGCACCACCAGCAGCAATCTGGAATGCAGGAGATTGCGTCAGAAGCTCTTTAGTCGCTTGCAAACCGGCAGCACTAGGCGCAAACCGCTCAACAGCTTGACCCGGAGCAGGTGGCGTTACCATCGTGCCTGGAAGCATCCGACCAAGGCCAGACGCACCAAGCACACCGAATCCAGCAGAAGTAATGTCTTGCACAACCCGCTCTTGCGGAGTCTCTGGCTCAGGCAATCCAGCCCTTGTCATCAACTGCTGTTGCGCCTGAGATGGCATTGGAAGCTGCTTACCGGTGATCTGGTTGATCAG